CTATGCAATCACATCCCCTCGAGCCCGCATCGCCAGGGCGGCTTCTGTGCGCAGCGCCACGCGCCTGAGCTGGCCGTGCTTGAAAATCATGTCTGTGTCGGCCTCGTAAAACGCCGTCTGCCCCTGGCTCAGGCGCAGGATCAGTTCGTTGGCATCGGCCCGGCTTACGGCGGTGAGCGTGTGCGGCCCGATTTCGCCGTCCACCGGCACTTCAAGCGCCGCCTGAAAAAGGCGCACGCTGCCGCCGACCCCGGCATTCACCGCATGGTCGAACACCATGAGATCCGCGCCCGCGGGCAAGGCGTCACCGTTGATCTTCTGCCAGTAATCGCGGCGATAGATCGCCGCCGCCGCCGCCGCGTTGAGGCCGCGCAGCTCCAAATGCGGATAGGACGCTGCCGAGAGTCCAAAATTCGTGCCCTTGAGGATCCCGACGCCGATCTCGCCGCTGGTCCAGTTGCCGCGATCTTCCGGGGTCATGCTGAACCCGCCCTCGCACCGCAACGTGAACGCCACGCAGACGCTAAAATTCATGCGCCGGCCTCCGCTTCGCGGACGAGGTCCAGCGCGTAGGCACCGACGACGAAACCGGCAGCGAAGAAGCTGCGGTCCATCGGCTTGGCCTCGCCCCAGGAAGTGCAGGTGGTCAGGGCGCCGTCATAGTCATCAGCCCAAACGGCGTGATAGCCCCACGAACCTGGCGTGCCGGCAGCGCTCCACACCAGCTGGTTCTGCTGCGCCAGGCCCAGCGCCAGAACCAGAAAAACGCCACCCATCGTGCTGACGACATGACGAACATCATCTTCCGATTGCACCACCAGCGGAAAAACCCGGCCGAGCCGATAACCGGCGATGGCATTCTGGCGCCACCACGCGAACAACTCGCTCGGATCGGTGCCGCGGTCACTGGCGGGATTGAGCGCCGTATAGCCGGTGATCTGGCCGTAGAGCGTCACCGCCAGATCGTTGGAGATTTGCGGACCCGACATGCCCTTGCCCGCCATCGCCGTCTGCACGGCATTGCAGGCGGCGGTTTCGACACAATCGCCGATCAACTCGTTATGCCCGGCGACGCGTGGCGTGCCGATGATGCGGCTGTACGCGACCGGCGGCAGATTTGTCGCGACGCGCTGCGGTGTCGCCGCTGGCGTTCCCTGCCACCGGCACCCCAGTTTCATCGCCGCGAGCTGGTGCGGGAGATGCATTTTTACGCCCCCAGAATTTTCAAGGCCTGGGGCTCGCTCATCGTCGGCAGCGTCGCACCAACTCCGTTGCTCACCGCCTCACCCAGGACCAAAATAGTTTGCAGCGCATCCACGGTGGTGATGATGTTGGACGCCAGTGAACCAGAAAGGCTTGTCGCCGCGACCACCACGTCAGCCATGATCGCCTTGGCGTCGGTCTCGAACGCGGAGAGTGCGGCGGGGACGCTGGTGGCGGTGAAAGTCAGCGTGGCGGCGCCGTTATTCGTCGTGTTCAGCGCCACGACCTGCGCCGCCATGTCGGCGACGACGGCGTTGATCACCGCAACCTTGGCAGCACCTATGGCTGCGCTGATCTCCGGGATACTCAGCAGCGTGGCCACGCCGTTTTTCACGGCGGTCGCGTAATTCTGCAGCGTGGCGAGGTTCAGCGTGACCGTGGTCACGCCGTTGACGGTAGTGGCTGCGCAGCCGAGCAGCGCCACGGGCAACAGCGGCACGGTCGCAAGCAAATGGCGACGAGAAATGTTCATGGATCAGCCTTTCACGATTTCAGTGGGGGGAATTCGCGCGGAACCGGCAACGGCTTGAGCGCGATCAAATAATGCACGGCCGCCGTCACCAGCGTCGCCGCGGCGGTGGCGACGTCGGCCGGCATGGTGATGTGGCAGAATGACAGCACCCAGTTCAGCAGCACGATCGCGGCGAGCGAGACCGTGCCCGAGGCCGCAGCCGTCGAGAGCGACGTGGTCATGGGAGTTTCTTTCGAAGTGATGGGGAAGACTTCTTTTTGTGAACAAAAAGAAGCAAAAAAACTTTATGACTCTGGGCTATGGGCTTTGTCGCCGACACAGCCCATGACCCAGCGGAAAAGAAGTTTTTGCGCCGCTTTTTTCAAAAAGCGGCCGCTTTCTTCCTAGTGAAAGAAGTGCGTGACAAGTCCGGCCAGCGCGCCGCCACAGAGCAGCACCAAGCTGTCGAAAATCCAGCCTAACGTGCCGAACGAGCCTTTTTGCGTGGCTAGCTGCTGCGCCAGCTGGTCGTGGCGCTCCTCCTGCCGCCGGGCACTGTCGGCGATCATGGCGCCGATGCTCTTGCCCAGATTTTCGCGATCTTTCTGCGCGGCGATCTGGCCGTCGTGGTAGATTTGCAGCATTTGTCGGTTCTGGTTGAAGAGTTCCATGATCGACGCGTCGGTGCTCTGCTGGCGTGACAACAAACCGTTCACATCGCCCCGCAGCTCGCCGACATCGCGTTCAACCCCCATCTCCTTCCCCCGCGGCGCGCGCTTGCGCTTTGCCGGCATGTCACCGTTGACGGCCTGGCTCATGGCGCCCTCAATGCCGGCGCGATCTTCGGACGCCCGAAATGCAACACGAACAGCATTTTTGTCACGCTGTAAGGTTGCAGACCGAACTTGCTGTTTTGCGCCGCGACCGCTTTTCCGCTCTTATTGTCGAAAGCGTAGAAAGAAATCTGGGTGATCGCAATTTCCGTGGTGCGCCCGTAAAAGGCGATTTCCGGGGTAGCGGCCAGTGGGGCGCGGATCACAGCGGCCGCAGGACGACATGGATGAGCCCGGTGAGCATCGCGCCCGCGGCGGCGAACGCCAGAGCCGCCCGCAGACCGTCATACCAGGGCGTCGGCGCGTCGGAGACCTGATCGGCGCAGTGATGGCGCTGAACATCCCAATTCAAAAGCCAACACATGAAGCAGCCGATCGGATGGCGCGGCTGATCGCGGATCGGCAACCCGGTCACAGGGTCCTGGCGCCACCCGGCCGCAATCGCACACCGCTTGGAGACCGTCATGCCCGCCACCGCGCCGGGAATCCATTGATTGATGTAGACATCGGTCTGAACGCCCACATAGGCGATATATGCCCAGAGGGCGACGAGGAATTTCAGCATCTCAAGCCTCGGAACGAATGGTGTTTGTTAGAGATGGCACGCGCGCCTGAATGAGGACCGTCAAATTTATTGCCGAATTCGCAACGATCAGGTAACGTCCTCGCGTCAGGGAGAGTGACAATGGGGCTGATCCGGCTGTTTCTCGCGCTCGTGGTGGTGGTCGACCATTTAAGGATATTGGTGGTGTCGGGCACCGCTGCGTCTCCGGATCATTGGATCGCGCCCGCGGAGCTTGGTTTGAACGCCGGCTATGCCGTCATGTATTTCTACATGGTCAGTGGTTTCCTGATCAGCTACGCTTTATCCCACAAATATGCGGATGGACTGTGGGCGTTTTATAAATCCCGCTTTGTGCGCATCTTCTCTCTGTACTGGCCGCTTTACGTCATTTGCCTGTTCCCCGTTGGGGCCATCGGCGCCATCGGCTTCTGGCCAAGGCTTTCCTCGATCTTCCTGTTCGGAATCGATTGGATCCTGGCATTTGGCACTTATCCGAATCAGGATGGGGCGCCTTTCTCCGCCTATCTCGCTCAAGCCTGGTCGCTGGGTGCGGAGGTCACTTTCTATGTGCTCGCCCCCTTGCTGGTGCGCTCGATCGCAGGGAGCGTCCTGCTTCTCACCTTTTCCCTCGCGACGCGGCTCTCGTTCGTTCATGTCTTCGGTTTCAGCTTGACCTGGACGTATCACTTCTTCCCGGCCACGGTCTGGTTCTTTTTGCTCGGGCATCTTGCGCGTGTCGTCTGGGAAAAATGGCGCCTCCCCAACTGGCTCGGCGTGCCGCTTCTGCTCGGATCCATCGGGGTTTCGGTACATGGCATCCCCGTGTCGGCGTGGGACAACACCAACTTCTATGCCGGGATTTTCCTTTTCGCCGCCGCCCTGCCCGGCATCTTTGGCCTGACCAGGAACAACCGCCTCATGAATATCGCGGGCGACATCTCATACCCCCTCTATTTGACGCATATCGGCATGATCAGCATCGTCTTCACCGCGCTGCCGCAAGTCGGCAGGGCTCTTCTTGGCCTCGATAAAACCATCAGTCATGGCGGTTTTTGGGGCGGCAGCGTCGTGTTGGCGGCGTTTGTTCCGCTCACGGTGTTCATGGCCTGGCTCACACTCGTGTTCATCGAAGGCCCCACCGCGCGGCTCATGCGCGCGGTGATCGGCGCTTCAGAGCGCTTTGTATCGACCCGCTTCGGCGCGCGTGACGGCACCGCCATCAACCGCGCCGAGGCGGACTGACGCGCAGGCGGCGATTGCCATCACGAGAGTCTCGATCCCGGAAGAAATTACGGAATCGTTACGCTCGCCGCGGGGAGCGTGCCGGACATCGCCATTGCGCTCTTCACGGCGGCGATAAATTGCGCCACAACCTTGGCGAAATTCAGAAAGGCCGTTGTGGTGGTGAAAGTCACCACGGTCCCGTTGAGCAGGGGCCATTCGAGCGCGGTGCTGGTGCCGTTCGTAAATTCGGAGAATGTGCTGATGAATTGCGCTTCCGTCGCGATGTCCTGCTGACCGAAAGCCACGCCGGACTGCACATTGTAGACGCCATTGAGCGCCGGCGTGCTGGTGCTGGTGACGGTCAGCCCTGCGGCCACGAGCGCGGTGGCCGCTTGCCCCAGGGTCGGCGTCGGCGCAACCGGGGCCGCGAAACTCCACACCCCGCTCGTCTCGGTAGCACTCCATCCCACCTGCGGCGCCGGGGTGATGCCGTCGATCTCGGTGCATTGCGCGACGATGGCGGGCGCAAAGCACTGCGCCAGTGTGAAGCCGCTGCGGGGCGTGAGGATCTCGGCGATCACGGCGCCCGCGATGCGTGCGTAAGTGCTCATGTGTTCCACTCCACGTAAACGGCACCGTTCGCGCCGTTGCTATAGCCGTTTGCCCCGGTGGTGACGTTCGCCGCGGCGCCCCCGCCTGGAACAGCAGGCGCAGATCCGAGGACCGCGTTATTCGCGATGCCGCCTTTGCCACCATAGGGGCCGGCACACTCGCCGCCGGGGACCGAGTCTTCATAACCGTCGAGGTCGAAGCCCCCTTGGCCGGTCAGTACGACGGGGTTGATGACGCTTGCTGCGGCGGTTCCCGTGCCGCCGCTCCCCGGACCGGCCGCGCCGCCCGCGCCGCCGGTCGCCGAGAGATAGGAGCCAAAACTCGACGTGCCGCCGGCGGTCGCCGTGCCATTGTTCGCAACGCCCACACCGCCGGTCCCCACCGTCACGGCGATGGCCTGGCCCTGCACCACGGCAACCCAGCCGCTGGCAAAGCCGCCGCCGGCGCCACCGGCGCCCTGGCCGCCGGAACTGCCGCCACCGGCGCCATAGGCCGAGGCCTTGACCAGGCGGACGCTGGCCGGGACGGTGAACGTGCCGGACGCCGTGAAAACCTGCCCGCCGGGTGCGGGCGGCGTGACGATCTGCCGCCAGGACGAAACGCCGTCTCCCCGCTCCGTGAACACCGACTGCGACGCCAGCGTTGTCGATGTGCCGCCACTCGGCCAGGTCGTATCGCTCCCCGCCGTGACGATGGTTACCGTGTTCGATGTCGTATCGGTGCGCACATACTCGAACGGCAGCGGAATTCCCCCAGCGCTCGCCGCCAAGGGGCGCGTGATGGTGATATTCCCCGAAGCCGCGTTCACCAGCACCAGCCCGGCATTGTCGGCCGTCAGCGTGGTGCTGGTGGCGACGGTGGTGACATTGGCGCCGGCCACGTTGGGCAGACTCTGGAGCGGGATGCTCACAAACGGCGCGCCGGGCGCCTGGGCGATGTTAGCGGTGGTGATCGCGGTCTGCCCATAAGCCACCGTCACCACGAACAGCGGCACATAGCCGGTGTCAGCGGATGGCGGGGCTTGCGATCCGGTGGCGGCGGCGCTGCCAGCCTTGGCGACCAACGTGACGGTTTCGTCTCGCGTCGTGTTCTGCGCGGCGCCGCTATTGGTCGGGCCGGCATAAGGCTGGCTCGGGTTGGCGGCGTTCACGTAAGGCAACACCACCGGCGTGCCATCGGTCTCCGCGAACGCCCCCTCGATCAGATAGGCGATCGACTGGCCCGCCGTTGGCGGCGCCGCCACACTCAAGGTGGTGGGGTCGAGATTGACGCCCTGCTTGACAATGAATTCGGTCAGGTCCGCGGCGAGCTCGCCGTAAGCGGTGGCGTCCACGATTGTGTATTGCGTCAGCGCGCCGGCCGACACCTGCACGCCCATGCCGGGCACAGCCAATGGCGAACACGTGAATCCCGAAGCTACTGCCGAACTTCCAAACACCGCCTGCAAAATCGCCCCGTCAGAAATCATGGCATTGCGTTGCACGTTCAAAAAATCGGCGGATTTGGGCAACGCGCCGGGATAGGTGATGATGCGATCCATGAAAGATCCTTAAAAAAGCAAAAGGAAAGGCTACTTTTTGTTAGTTCAGGCCGTGCTGGTTTCGCCGGCACAGGCCCAGCGGAGCAAAAGTTTTTGCGCCGCTTTTTTTAAAAAGCGGCTGCTTTCTTGCTTTAGTTTGCGAGGTTAACCCAGGCGATCGACCCGGCCGGCATCCACGCATAAACTGCGGCGATCAGGAATGAATCAGTGAGCGTGGCTGCCACCATGTCGGCGTTGGTGAACGCCAGGGAACCGCTGGCGCTGGTATAGGGCGCGGCCCCGGCCCAGCCGCCGAGCGCGTCGCCCTCGGTGCCGAGCGTACCAGTCCAGCCGCCGAGGGGCACTGCGGCCTGCAGCGCCGGGCGGTACACGGTGATAAAGAGCTGAAAGGGGAGCAAAAGACTGCCCCAGGCGCCGGCGCCTTTGGTGCCGCTGCCATCGTCCCAGGCGAACAGCCCACCGTCCTCAGTGCCGAGCGGCCCGGCCCAGCCGCCGGTGTCGCCGGTATTGGCCGGCTCGATCACCCGCGGCGTGTTGCCGGTCAAAAATTCCATCGCCTCTTTCAGGCCCGCGACCGTGCCGCGCGGCGCGGTAATGGTCCATTGCGTGCGCGCCTTGAAGGCGCTGTCGGTCTCCTGCGGCAGGCGGATGATGGAGGCGCCGAGATAGTCGTTCGCCCACATGTCCACGAAGCCGCCTTGGGACGTGGCGAGGCGCGTCTGCGCCAACGTGAAGGCGATGAGCGCATAGATGGTCGCCAGCGCGTTGCCGATGCCGGTCAGCACCACATCCAGCACCGGCGTGCTGTCACCGAACCAGCCGGAGGGCAGCAGCGCTTGCAACCGCGCCTGGAAATCAGCCTGATCGCCGGTCGCCATTATGCCACCGTCATAGTGCCGGCGCGCACCACAGAGAAGTCAGTCGGCACCAGGTCTGCCGTGCCGCCGTTCAGCGTGAGGCCGGAAATGTTAGTGATGGCGCTGCTGGAATCATAGGCGAGTTGCGCCAGCCTGGTGTAGGGCAGCGGATCGCCGACCCCGAGCGCGCCGATATACGCCGCCAGCGCCGCCTCCACGGAAGCCACGGCGGTGGCGTGGTTGATGTTGGCCGCGGTGGTCAGGGTCATGCTGACATTGGCGTCCAGCGCCGTCGCCGCGATCACGCAGGCGTTGATGGTCGCCGCGCGCACATTCTGCACGGCGGCCGCCACCAGCGAGACGGTGCTGGAAGGTGTCGCGCCGCTGCCATCATCGATCACCACCGTGACCGTGCCGGGCCGGTAATTGCCCCCGGCGTCGGTATTGTTGATCTGCTGCCAGGTGAGGTTCTGCGCCACGTCGGCCACCGCTGCGTTAATCGCCGCCGGCGTGCCTTGGCTCAACGAGCTGAACCACAGAGCGAAGCGCGCTTTCAACGCGACGTCGGTCTCGGCGTTCATGCCGTTGGTGAAGGCGGCTGCATTGGTCACGGTGTCGAGTCCCGGCGCCGAACTCGCAATCAGCCCGATCGTCCCGGCCAGCACGTTGCCGGCGGTGCCCACAGCATTGTTGGTGACCGTGACATTCACCGAAGCCACACCAACGCCAAGGTTGAACCAGCCTTGTGTGACGCCGCTCGGGTCGGCCTGATAGGCAGCATTGGTGGTATCGAGATTGACGGTAAAACTCTGCGTGCCGTCATTGGTTTTCACCAGCGTGCCGACCGGCACCTGCATGGCTTGCGTGGTTGTGTAACGGCCAAACGTCACCGGACCGGCCGAGGCCACGCCGGCCAGACGGCCGCCGAAGAGCGGGAAGTCGGTCACAAAGGAATCGCAGTCGGTGCCGATCGAGGTGGTCAGGCGCGCCATTTGCAGCACCTGCACGTTCTGCCATTGCAGCCACAGGCACAGGCCGGCGACCGCCTCGAAAATGGCGCGCAGCGTCGAGCCCACCAGCAGGTTCAGCGCCGTGCTGGCGGCGGCCTGCGCCGCCGCCGCCATGGCGTTGAGCATGGCGGAAAAAGTCTGGAGGGAAAGTTCCATTACTGGACCTGGAATGTGAGCGTTGAACTGGCGCCGGTAGCGGCGTCGGCATACTGAATTTCTGCACTCACCGTTCCATCCGTGTTGACGGTGGTGGTGACGACAGGTGCTGGCACCTGTGCCACCGCAGACTCCTGAAAAATCTGGCCACGAATAATGTTCTCGATCGCCGTGTCGTTGGCCGGCTGTCCCACCATCTGGCCGAGCCCGGCGCCGTAGGCGAGTTGCCAGATATAATCGCCGGCGTTGGTGAGCAAGCGGCGCAGCACGCGCTGCTGGGTAAGCGTGTCGCCGTTCACACAGAGCAGGTCGCCAGTGGCGCTTAACACCAAGTCAGCGCCGAAGGTGTGGGAAATGTCAGCCATCAGTCTTGCCCTTTCCCTGTGAGGGTCGCGCCACCATTGCCGGGGTTGTAGAGGTGCTCATGATTGTCGAGGCTGATGCCGGCGCCGATCACGTCGCCGCTGGCGGTGATCGTCCCTGTCACCGTCACGTTCCCGGTTATTTTGATCCCACCCGGCGCATTGATGTCCATGCTGCCATCGTTTTTCAGCGTGAGATAAGCCCCGCTCGCGTGCAGGAGCAAAAATTCCCCGGCGGCGGCGGTATTGGGCGGCGTATCGACCTCGGAGAACAGCACGCCAACGATCACGCCCTGCTGCGCGTCGTTGCGATCAGGCAACACCAGCACCTGCACGCCAATCGGCAGCGGTGCGACCAGCCCCCAGCCCGGCCCGACCCAAGGGACAGAATGGGCAACCAGCCGGAGAGAATATTCTCCGGCTGGATCGTCACCTTCGCGCAATAGGTCTGCGGATTGAAGGAGGCGACAAGTCCGCAGCGCGCCGCGCCGAACTGGCTCACCTGCCCGACGATCCCGCGCGCCTGCGCCGCCATCAGCCTATCCATGCTCATGAAATAAGACCTCCGCTGGCGCCGTCATAAAGCGACAGCGGCGAATAGTTCTTGGCCGAGACGATGGTTTCAAAGCCGCGTTGTGGCGTCACGCTGTGCGTGACGTGGGACGGAAAATAATCGATCCCGTCATAATCCGTACCGGTGCCAGTGATAGTGAACACGGTGTTAGGCGTCAGCGTGTTGATGCCCGGCAGGCTGGCGGTGATGGTGCGCTCGTGTTGGGCGATGTCCAGCGCCAGGCGCTGCGCCGCGGCCGAGGCCTGGGCGCTCGTCAGGTTGGGAATCTCGAACATGTAACCGGTCGGCGGCACGGAGGTGGAAGCCGGCGTCAGGGTCTTGGTCACGGCGGAGCCGGTCACGATGGTCTTCTTGCCGGAGTGCCAGGAATTTACCGTCACCTTCACGTCGCGCGCCATCGTCAGCGCGCGCTCGCACAGCAGCGTCTTACAATTACTCATCATCACGCCATCCGCGTTCTGTCCCACCCCCAGCGCATAGGAAGGCGCAAGGACAGGCGGCACTTGAAAATACAACGTGGCTCCCTGCACATAGGGCAAAATGCCCTCGCGCTGGCCGAGCAGGCAGAGCAGATCCCACTCATTCACCGCGCGGGAAAAGCCACCGGCGGCGATGGTGTCGTGGTCGGCGTTGTAATAGCGCCCCACCAACGTGGCGGTGGAGGTCACCTCCGCGGTCAGCCCATGGCTCTGCGCCAAAGTCGTGGCGATTTCCGAGGAGGTGAGGTTTTGATAGGTCTGGGTGATGCACGTGTCGAGAAACACCGCCGCCCCATCGCGCCCGTGCAAATGGATGGTTTGCCGCAGCGGGTCGAGCGCGTGGCTGTCCACCTGGCCTGAAAACATCGGAGCAAAAAAGCCCCCGTCGAGCGCCAGGCTGATCTCGATGTCGATCTGCTTGTTGGCGGTGTCGGCCCACCAGGCGGGCCCGTTCGGGTCAAAAGGCGTGAAGCTTTTGGAGATCGAAAAACTACCAACGTGATAGACGCGCGGGTCGGTCCATTGCACCGAGAGCAGGCCGGTGATCGCCGCGCCATTGGCGAGCACCTGCACACGTGGGGCGCGGGCGATGTTTTCAATACTCTGGCTCATGGCGTGGGCGCGCCTCCGGTTGCGTTGGGGTCAGGAGCGGGGATCAGCAGCGTCACCGGCGCCCCGCTGATCTGCGGATCGGAAAGATTGTTCTGCTGGGCGATACGCAGCCATTGCGTCGCGTCACCCAGATATTTGGCGGCCAGCGCGTAAAGATTGGTCCCGCTCACGGTGACTTGCCGCATGCTCAAGCGCTCGCATTTTGCAGGTTGACGCCGGCGCGGCCGAAATAGCCGGCGGCAGAGGTGAGATTAGCGACATCGCCGCCGGCACTGGCCGCACCGCTGACGGCGGCAGCGAGGTTGGGCACCGAGGCCGGCATGGTGGCCGGCTGGCTGAAGCCGAGCAGGGTCGCGCCGTACTGCCCGAGCGTATTATTGGCGGTGGCGAGTGCCGCGCCGATGGCGGCGCCGGCGCTCGCCACCCCGCTTAACCCCGCGTTATAGGCGCTGGTGCCGAGCGTGGTCGCACCAGGCGCCGCCACCGCCGTCACCGCCGCACCGATCGGCGCCGCCACCGGCAGAGAGGCGGCGGAGAGCGCCCCCACCACGTCGCCGCTGGCCACGTCCGCCGCCACCTGCGCCACCAGCGAGGCCAATATGACGCCGGACGGCGCCGCATTGTCTTGCAGCACCACGCAGGCGATCCTGTAGGGCACCGGATCGACGGACCTGGTGTCGGCGGTAAAGGCGGCGACGATCACCTGATAGCTGAACACGTCCCAGGCGAGCGTGACCACCGCGCCGCTCTTGCGCAGACTGTCGAGCAGCCGCACCCGCACCGAGCGGTTCGGCCCGGTGAAAATGCCGCGCCAAACAATGCTGTTTTCAACCGGCCCCATCGCGTCGAGGCAGAGCCCGCCGCCCACCATGGTCTGGGTGCCGATGATCTGCCTGCCGCCGACCGGCATGGTTTCAGGCAATTCCAGGCCTGAGAGTTGCACCGGCCCGATGGTGAGCGTGCCATAGCCACCAAACATCTGCCCGACGGCCTGCACCGCCGACAGCACCGAACCGGCAATGCTCATGCTCATGGGTGATAGGATCCAGGTGCTGCAACCCCCGGTGCCGGCGGCACGAGGTTATTGTTGAGTCCGGTCGGCGCGGTCGGCATGGCGCTTTGATGCCGCGCCAGCGTGTCGATGGTGGCGCTGGTCAGCGCATCGGCATTGGCCACATGCACGGGCACGGCCGGATGGTCGGGCACCATCCTGGTATAGACCGGCGCATCCGGCGTCGCCCCGGGGATTTTGTGCCCCCGTGCCCCGAATTCCGGGGCCGGCTGGCTGCCATTATGCGCCTGCTGGGCGGCCAGCGTCGCCGTGACGATGGCGCTTATGACTCTGGCGCCGCTTGCCCCCGTCGCGAAAGACACTGGCTCGGCCTGGGACGGTACTTTGATCCGCCGCCACACATCGGTCAGCGCATTGGCCGGCGGCGTGATATTCTGTGTTTTGATCCCCCGGCTCGGCACACCCCGCTTAGGGGTTGGCACCGCCGCGCCGGGAGTCTGCACCCCCCCACCCGGCGACCTGGGCAACAGCAACTGGGGTCGCGCGTCCTGGGGCAGGATGGCTGAAGGCTGCAGGGCATGACCGTCCCTCACCTCCGGCCCGGCCTGCGTCACCAGGCGCAAAAACTCCGGTCCGGTGATGCGCTCGCCCAAACCGGTTTGAGGTTTCTGGTTTGGCGGCAAGCCGGGTGGCAGCGGCAAGCCAGCTTGCGGCCCCCCGACGGGCAGTCTCCTGGCGGGGAGCAGAAAGCCGGCGGGCAGTCCCCCGGCGGGTGGCACGGCCGGGACAAAATTCCGGCCCATCCCGACGGGCGCCGGCGGTTCGCGCCGCGTGGGGGGCGTGGAAAAAAGCGCCAGCGCGTCGGCCTGAGTGACGGAATTCGGCGCCAGCTTCCTGGCGGATGGCTGATCCGTCGCACCCTGGACGCCGCGCATGAAGCGGATGCGCCGCCGCATCTTGCTGGCAGACTCCTCTGTCGGGGGCAGCGCAACATAGAACGGATCACCGACGCGCCGGGCCAGACGCGCATTGACCCTATCGATGACGCTTTGCAGTGCCTCGAAACGCGGTGGCTCATCCCGCAGCAACCCGGCGCCGACGTCATAAAAATCAATCATCGCCCGCCTCCCCATCCGCAACCATACGCAGCCAGGCGCGCGCCTGCTGCGCCTGAAAATCCTTGGCGATCATGATCACGGCCGCCCGCCGTGTTGCGCTCATCGCGAGCGCGGCCTCGATCGAAGGGACGGCCCCGGCCATGGCCAGGAACACCGCCTCCCGCAACGCCGGGCGGCCGGCTAGTTTTTTGCGGCTTCGCTCCCCGCGGTGGGACGCAACGCGTGAAAGGCCACCAGCAGGCCGGAGGCGCCGAGCTGTTCCACCCGCGCACGAACCTCATCCTGCGTCACCGGAAAAGCCAGCGCCGCGCCGTCAATTTTGCGCACCTGTGCTGCCAGATAGGCCGAGGCGATCCAGCCCGGCACGTCCGAATATTCATCGGCGAGCTCGAACAGATCCAGCTCCTCAAGGGCCGAGAGCGCCGTGGCTTCAATGACGCGCGTCTCCGGCGCCAAAAATTCTACTCCCAGCGCCTCGGCGATCTTCCTCATGCCGTCCGCGCCGAGGTCGCCGATCATCCCGCGAATATGCGTCCGCGAGAACGGGAACGGGTTGGGAATCCCGCTGATACTGCGCACCGCGGCCGCCTGCAGCGCCCGGTTCCACCACACGCGATTGCCGCTCAGTCTCTGGTCGCGCCCTGTGCCGGGGGCGTCCACCCCCTCGGCCAGCCGCATCGCCTCATGCGGCGCCACCGCGTTCAGTTCCAGAACACGGCCGTCATCCAGGGTGATGCTGATCATGCGTTTCTGAAACTCTCAGCCGCCCACTCGATCTTCTGCAATACAGAGCGGCCTGGCGCGTAATTGCCGATGTCAGAGATCGTGAACGTAACGGCGGCATAATGCAGCGTCGTCTGCGTGTTGTTCAACTCATTGATGGTCAAGGTCAGCGAGCCGGTGGGAATCGCCGCCCCGGTCTGCCAAGCCTGGAACATCTGCTCGTAGAGCTGCTCGATCTGATTGTTGACGCGCGCGAACTCGATGCTCCCGGTGGGCCCGTGCATCACCACCACCGAATTGGTCACGCCGTTCAGCGTCTGCACGTCCACGCGCTTCTGGTTGGTGTTGGTGGTGATCTGCGTCATCTCCGGCACCGTGATCGTCCCGTAAGGGCCGATCATCGTCGCGCGGGCGTTTTCGCCAATGGTGAATTGCGGCATTTGATCCGTGATCTCCTAAAAGCGATAGAAAAAGAGAAGGCTACTTTTTGTGAACAAAAAGTAGCAAAAAAACTTTATGACTCTGGGCCATGGGCGTGGTGCCGCCACCGCCCACGGCCCAGCATAAAAAAAGTTTTTACGCCGCTTTTTTCAAAAAGCGGCTACTTTCTTACGACTGCGACAACGTGGTGGAGATCGTCACCGTCTGGCCGCCCTCGACATTGACGATGAATTTCTCGTTGATCGCCTGGTACTGGATCTGCACGTCCGCCTGCACATAACCAAGCGCGGTCTGGGACTGCGGATTGTTGCTGGTGTCGCACGTCACTGAATACGGCACCGCGCCCGCCGTGGTGCTCCCCAGCAATCCCTGGCTCAACATGCCGGAGAGAAAATCCAACAAGGTCGCCTTGATGTTGAGGAACAATTGCGCGTTCACCACCTGGCCGACATACACGCCCATGCCGGCCTGCAGCGTAGCGGCGATATAGTCGGTCAGGCGCGTGTAGTTGTCGCCGTTGGTGGCGGCGTTAGAGGAGGTGTTGAAGCCGCCGCGCACGCCCCAATAGGCGCCGCCCGGCTGCGGATTGGCGATCACGTCGAGCCCGTTCTGGAACAGCACTGAGAGATCGGCGCTGGCATACGCGCTCTGCTGCGCGGTGCCGGGAATGCCGGATTTCTGCGTGCCCACCACGGCATAGAGCGGCTTGTTGAGCGAGGTTAGCAA